GAGACGATATCTATATAATCTAGGAGGATTATAAAATGGCAACAACAACGTTTAATGGTCCGGTTAGATCCGAAAAAGGATTTCAACAGGTCAATAAAAACACTTCAACAGGCGTTTATACTGCAAGAACTCTGGGACTAAAACCAGATCTTACTAGTCTAACTGCTACTGTAGTAGCAACAGCAGGAACATTAACTTATGCCGCTAATGTAATTACGGTCAACAATTACACAGGACTCGCAACACAAGCGGTAACATTACCGGCAGCGACAGTAGGAACTATAGTAGTTCATGCTCAATCAGATGATTCAACTGGTGGTACAGCTGTTCTTAGTTTTACATGTGCAGGATCTGATGTTTTTAGAACTGGTTCAAAAATGGAAAGTAGAGCCACTGGAACAGTTCAAACTATTTCTACGTCTGTCGCAACAAATACGGTATTAACGTACACACCTGCGAATGCAGCAACTAATAGTTTAACTCATGGTTGTTATCTGTATTTTACATGCTATGAAAAAGGCACTTGGGACTTTGCTTTTGACTTATCAAGAGCAAATGATGCAGACACAGGCGCAGCTGCTTGGAGTTAATAAATAAATAATGTAAGCTCCTTCGGGAGCTTACAATTAAGGAGATAAAATTATGGCAAACGTATCAGACGTAAAATCGAAATTTTTTGAACCGGATGGTGTCGATGCTGATCAAGTATCTGCATCAGGTTCGGCTACAACTTTAGTTATAGCTGATGGAGGACCTTACGGAAATCTTACGGAAACAATAACTTTATATTCAACTGCGGATAATAGTGGAATAACTTTTGATATTACTGGAACTGATGGAAATGGAGATGCTCAAACAGAAACTCTTACAGGTCCTAATGCAGGTACTGTAAATTCTGCCAACAAATATTTGACGGTTACTAGTATTGTTGGATCAGGATCTATTACGACGGATATTCAAGCAGGAATATTGGGCACAGGAGCACTTACTGGAACTGTATTCGCAGGAAGAACAAGAATCAGAGGATTAACAGGTACAAGTAAAGCTTCTGCTGGCAATATAGTTTTTAAGAACACTTCAATAACAGGAACTACTTTATTAACGATTCCTTTAACCGGTGCAGTAGGCAATATAGACCCTTACATTCCTGATAATGGAGTACTGTTTAGTGCGGGTGCGTACATAAATCTAACTGCAGCTGATGTCACAGGTATAACAGTATACTATGACGGGTAGGGTTACATGGCTAACACTACTTCTCAATCATACACTTTCGATAAAACTCTTCCGGTTGATGAGATCGTAGAAGAGGCTTACGAAAGAATCGGTTTACAAAACGTTTCTGGGTATCAACTCAAAACAGCTAAACGATCTTTAAATCTATTATTTTCTGAATGGAGTAATAGAGGACTTCATTATTGGGAAGTGGCTAATCAAGGTTTTACTTTAGTAGAAGGACAAAATGTTTATACGAGTTATCGATCCCCTCAAGATGGTGCTTCTAATGGATTAACAACGACTTTATCGGCAGGCATTACTGATTTAGTCACAGATATTCCTTTGACCGAGGTCAAAGATATGCCTGGCGCTGACGATGGAGGCGGAACAATTACAGTAGGGTCTGAAACAATTAGATATACAGGAAAATCTGCGACAACTGGCGCAGCGAATCTTACAGGAGCTGTTCGTGGATCCAATGGAACCACAGCTGCTTCTCATTTAATTTCTGCTGCTGTTACTCAACATGCTACGGGAATGGATAATATTTTAGAATGTAATTATAGAATTACTTCTACTGATATTGATTCCCCTATGACTGAAGTGAGTCGATCCCAGTATCAAGGTTATTCTAATAAAGCTGCAAAAGGAACCCCTACTTCTTTCTTTGTTCAAAGATTTATTGATCGAACAACTTTAACAATTTATTTAACCCCAAGTGCAGCGGTGGATGGAAATAAATTAAATATTTATTATGGACGAAGGATTCAAGACGCAGGTGCTTATACAAATGCAACTAATGTACCTTATCGTTTTGCTCCTTGCATGACTGCCGGATTAGCATTTTACTTAGCACAAAAGAATGCTCCACAGAGATCACAAGAAATGAAACTTTATTATGAGGATGAATTGGCTAGAGCCGTAAAAGAGGATGCTGATATTACAAGTACATATATCGCTCCTAAGGTTTACTATCCTAACGCTTAACTATGACTACATTTTCTTCAGGTAAGCATGCACTGGCTATTTCAGATAGATCTGGACTAGCTTTTCCTTATTTAGAAATGGTAAGGGAATGGAATGGAGCATGGGTTCATTTTTCAGAATTTGAGCCTAAACAACCTCAACTCCAACCTAAACCTACAAGTGCAGATCCCCAGGCTTTACAAAGAGCTAGACCATCACGAGTAGCTTTTGCTACCCCTGCTCCTTTAAATGATAATCCTTTTACGACTGAAGTAGGCACAACAGTTATTGTAAATCAAAATAGACATCAACGATCTACTGGAGACGCAGTCAGATTTTATCAAGTCAAAGAACCTGTAGGAGGAGTAGCTATTTCTACTTTTGAACTCAGTACTACTTTAGCTACAACTATTACAGCTACAGATACTTCTATTGTACTAACCGATGGTTCAGAATTTCCTACAGCAGGATATATTGTCATTGAAGCAACGAATACGGACACAGCCTCTTTACAATACGGAAAAATTACCAGTGAAACTATTCAATATACCGGTCGAAGTACGAATACTTTAACAGGCTGTACTCGAGGAACCGCAGCTCCTTCTTATGGAGTAACGCCTGAGTCTACGAAAGCAGTAGCGCATACTTCTGGAGCAAAAATTTATGGCTCATATGAAATAACTAAGATTGACAGTACTATTCCTTATGCAGGACAACCAACTACTTTACCGGTAAGTAATAGTTTTAGTTTTACTTTAGCAAATGCTGCAACTAGCATAGCAACAGGAGGAGGGTTTTTTGTTTTCGGTGGACCCGTAAACGATAGATCATAATGTTTAAATTTCTTAAAAAATTATTTGGTAAAAAAGAGGTTCCTGTGGTAGCACCCCCTAAACCAAAACCAACTCATTGCCCTACTCATTCAAGATATATGAAGAGTTGCTCAAGCTGTAACACTGTTGTACAAAGGGGTTATTAATTATGGCTGGATATACACTTTCACAATTAGAAACTCACATTAGAAACTATACTGAAGTAGATAGTAATGTTTTGACTGGTGCTATTTTAGCTGGATTTATAGAAAATGCAGAGTTTAGAATTTTTTATGATGTCCCTAGTGATAATAATAGATTTGTTAGTGAAGGAAATTTAGCTGTTGATGATAATACAATAAATGTTCCAGGAAAAGGAAGCAAAGGAAATACTGGAACAGTATTTGTGCGTGGTTTAAAAGTTTTTAATAGTACTAGTGTTAGTACGGGTCCTGGAGAATGGTTACAGAAAAAGGATCAAACTTATTTAACTGAATATGTTGACCGACTAACGGGAACAGAAGGGGGTCAACCAGACCAGGATGTAACAGGATTTCCTAAGTATTATGCGATGTTTGGGGGTGCTACAGCGGTTTCTGATACGACTTCAGGAGGTCTTTACGTAGCTCCTACGCCAGATGCTAATTATATGTTTAGAATATACTATGATATGGTACCTCAAAGTTTAGTGACTAAAACATCTGGAACTTATTTAAGTCAGTACTTTCCACAGGGCTTATTATATGCTACCTTAGTTGAGGCTTTTGGGTTTTTAAAAGGCCCGATGGACATGTTGACATTATACGAGAATAAATATAAACAGGAAGTACAAAAGTTTGGAGGAGTCCAAATTGGAAGACGAAGACGAGATGATTATACTGACGGCACCGTTAGAATACCTGTCAACTCTCCGTCGCCTTAAAAATTAGGAGAAAAATATTATGCCAATATCATCAGTATTACAAAATACGTTTAAAGAAGAATTATTAGGAGGCTATCACAGCTTCAATGCTTCAGGTGATACACCCGCTGGCAGCGCTTTTAAAATAGCTCTTTACACAAGTTCAGCAACAATTGACACTACTACAACTGCTTATTCAGCAACTAATGAAGTTGCATCGGGTGGTGGTTATACTACTGCTGGAGAAGCTTTAACAAATACCGGAGTAGCTAAAAGCACGGTTACTTCTTATACAGATTTTTCAGATGTCTCATGGACATCTGCTACTTTTACAGCAAGAGGATGTTTAATTTATAATTCATCAACTATTACTGGACTTACAACAAATGCAGCTGTTTGTTCTATTGATTTCGGTGGAGATAAAACTGTTTCTTCTGGAACTTTCACAATTCAATTTCCTGCAAACGATTCATCCAACGCTATTATAAGAATAACGTCGTAAGGAGATAAGTCCTTATGGCTAACTCTTGGGGAGCATCCGGAACAACCTGGGGCAGAGGCGACTGGGGAGATCAAACTACTACCACTGTAGTTCTTAGTGGACTTTCAATTACTTCAACTTTAAATTCAGATGGTGTCGCAGCCTTCAACGAACAAGGATGGGGCTCAGACCCATGGGGATATGAAAACTGGGGTGAATCAGCTATCACTATATCTCCTACAGGTTATTCAATTACAGCTTCTTTAGGAACTTTAGATTATGCTGGTTCTATTGCAGGCTGGGGCAGAGATTCCTGGGGCGATAATGACTGGGGTCAAAATATTACTACTGTAGATGTTGCCGGCTTCGAAATGACTGCCGGCCTGGGTGCAGAAGGCTGGGGTAGAAGTACTTGGGGCAATGATGCTTGGGGAGAAGAAAGTATAGTAAACATAGAAATTGGAGAACCATTAACAGGTTTCTCAATCACAGGATCATTAGGAACTCCAACAATAAATTACGATTTTATATTTACACTTTCTGAGTCTTTATTAGGAACCCTTTCTCTAGGAACTCCGACTATTACCGATACGGTAATTGGAGTTTCAGGATATGCAATAACGGCAAGCTTAGGTACTGTTACTGAGGAGGTGATTACATTCCCAACGGGCTACAGTGCTACAATGAGTCTGGGCACATTAACAGTTACTTCAAATCCATTAGTTCCTGTTTCAGGATTTGCAATAACCGGTTCTCTAGGAAGTCTAGGTGCCATAGATGATATGCAAATTGGAGTAAGTGGTTATGCTATGACCGGTTCTCTAGGAACTCTGACTGTTACCGATATGGCAATTGGAGTTTCAGGATTTGAAATCAGTGGTACTTTAGGTTCAGGGGGAGTTTCCCCACTATATTATAAAGATGTTGACATCACTGGAAATACTTCTTATACAGATATAGAACATTCAGCATAGGAGAAAAAAATTATGGCATCGAATTATACAGTACTCGGAATTCAACTTATGACGACTGGCGAAAAAGCCGGTACATGGGGAACTTTAACAAATACAAACTGGGATATTATTGAACAGATTTCAGGTGGTTATACCACACAAGCTGTAACTGATGGCGCTGATACAGATCTCTCTGTAAACGATGGAACTACAGGTGCTACTCTTGCACACCGAGTCATAGAATTTACAGGAGCTCTTACAGGAGCTAGAAACGTAACTATTCCTATTGATGTTCAGACTTTTTACATATTAAAAAATTCAACTACAGGATCTCAAAACGTAACATTTAAATACGTAAGTGGTTCAGGCAGCAGCGTTACTTTTACTGGTGCAGATACCGGAACTAAAATTGTTTATGCAGCTGCTGATGATGGTACGAATCCGAATATAGTTGACACAGGTTTCATTACAGCTTCCTCAACAGATACCCTTACTAATAAAACTCTAACTGCTCCGAAATTTGCGGATGGTGGATTTATTGCGGACGCAGGTGGAGATGAAAACCTAGTTTTCGGTGAAGTAGGTACTCCAGTCAATGAATTAAAAATAACAAATGCGGCTACGGGTAGTGGCCCTATACTTTCATCCATTTCTACAAGTGGAACAGATACGAATATTGATCTTAATATTAATCCAGGTGGAACTGGAGTTCTTAAATCAGGAGCAGCAGCC